AAAAAATCTATAGTATTTCTGGGGCAATAAGGGGAAATCCAAAAAAAAATCTATAGTATTTCTGGGGCAATAAGGGGAAATCAAATGATATACGTAGTGTCTGGAGACGGAGCCCGCTGCGGCTCGACGATGATGATGCAAGCGTTGATCGCGGGCGGCATGGAGGGGCGTTGGGTCCGTAAGGAAGACTACGAGATGGGGCTCAAGGAGCAATATAGCGTCGGCTTTCCAAATCAAACATACGAGGGCTGTGTCGTAAAAGCTCTGCCACCGCCCTGGGGTGCAGGGTTGAAACTGGCATCACGTGATGCCGAGGACGGCTATAGGGTTGTTTGGATACGCCGCCCTGATGTGGATCGATGGAATTCATTTCTGACGTTGCACAAGAAGGCCTACAAGAAGGTCAAGACCATGGCCGATGTCCACATGGAGCTGCGCACGGTGCTCGATGACACGGGCAGCAACCGGCCTATGAACGAGCGTGTCGAGATAAATGCCGCGTACTGCGAAGGTAGAGCTGCGGACACCTTAGCAGTTATGAAGCAGAGGCGGGACATGGAAGTTGTAGAAATTTCATACGCTGCCGTCTGCAATGACCCTCTAGGTGTCTTCGCGTGGATGCAAGACATAGGGTGGCCGATTACAGCTTGGGATGCGGCTCAGATACCCAAGAGGACACAGCGATGAGTGAAACAGTTGACCGCGAAGTAGTGCCTGTGGTAACTTTATCGGCCAGCTGATGTTTGGGCTTCTTCCCCGGCTCTTGAACTCGTTGGAGCCGGTAGTAAAGAAGGGCGACGCCGGGGTAATAAGTGCCCTTGCCAATTTAGAGGAACACCGCAATGAATGATATCGCTGAAGCTCTGAAGGTGGCCAAAGCCGCTGCTGATGTTGAGCATTCTGAGTGGGTTCAGTCCCGCGCAAGAGAAGCTGCTGAATGGGCTGAGCTGGGGTACGGTAAACCCGCCACGCCTAAACTCAACGCTATTACCAGTCTTGTCAAAGACAACTGGGGCAAGATCGCCACAGTCGGTGCAGCATTCGGATTACCCCTTGGGGTAGCCGATCCTGGGGCATTCGCTAAAGTATTGGGTGTTCTCGGTAACATTTGGCCATTCTAATGTGTATTCAAGCTTTGATTTACCCGCAAAAGAGGAAAAAATAATGTGTCTTGGGGGAAATAGCACAGCGCCCTTGCCGCCTGTTCAAACGCCAGTCGCGGTCGAGAAGACCGCTGAGCAAGAGAAGCAGGCTGTGAATAGAGCCCTCGATAAGCAGCGCCAACAGGCTGCCATTGCTTCGGGGGAGAATGACAGCGTGCTAACCGGCGACACGACCGGGACCACTAAGCTTGGCCAGAAGGGGACCGGGTGATGTGTATAGGCGGGAATAACAATCGAGTACTGCCATTACCGCCTGCACCAGCAGCCGGGCCACCTGCCACGCCGATCATAGATGAGCAGGCGCAGAATATCAAAGACGAGCAAGACCGCCTACGAGCGATTGGCGACACCGAGGAGCCGAATGTCCTGACGGGCTCAAAAGCCGGTTCAGACAAACTCGGGCAGAAGGGATCAGGCTGATGTGTACGGGCGGCGGGGGTCAGCAGAGATATGAGACTGAGCAGGAACGTGACGCGCGAGTAGGCGGTCAAGCTCAGGCGAGGACAGCTCAAGCGGCTAAGGTCATAGAGGCAAGCTCAGCCGTAGAAGATGCTCAAGAGCGAGAGCAGGCGAGCACCAGTAAGGCGATCTTTGACGATGTCAAACTAGGGAAGGCAGGATAAAAATGAAAAGACATATGCACTTGAATAGCATAAGAGTGGCGAAACTGACGGACCAACAGAAGTTGATGGTCTCGAATTACTTGGCCAACGGTTTTAAGAAGAAGAAAGCGATGTTGGACGCGGGTTACGCGGAAGGTTCCGCCGCCGCTCCTGAGCGTATCTTCGGGAAGCCGACCGTGCAGGCCGAAGTAGCACGCCAGCAAAGCGAAATCCTAAAGCGTAACGAACTAGACGCAGACTGGGTTATCTCGCGCCTCAAGGATCGAGCGGACAGCGGGAACCTGTTAGCTAAGTTCAAGCGCGTAGATGACGATGGGCAGCTGTACTGGGACTTCACAGAGGCCACCCAGCTGGAGCTGTCTCTGGTTCAAGCTGTCGGCGTTGAGTTCGGGCGCTCAGGGCGCGGTGAGGGCGCAATCGACATCACACGCAGCAAGGTCGAGCTACCTGACGCGCACGCAGCGCTGATGGCTCTGGCGCGGCACCTGGGGCTGTTTGATGATAAGGTTACGGTTCAGGGTGCCCTGGCCGATAGTATCGCGGAAGGACGGGCTTATGCTCGGAAAGCTAACGCGCCTGAGGGAGACGTAGACAGCGTTCATGCGCTGAAGCGAAGTTAAAGGGGAAGTTAAAGGGGAAGTACAATGAGTGTGGCATCACATGATGCCGATCCTGACCAAGAGCTTGGCGTGTTGATGGGCGAGTTCGCCCTCGATCCGCTAGGGCACGTTCTGTTCGCGTACCCATGGGCTACTGAGCAGAGTATTCAGATGGTCGACTGGACGGATGAAGAAGGCGACACGTACGAACAGTTAGCTCCGTACCGAGAGATGTACCCTAACGTGCAGTACGGCCCTGATGCCTGGGCGTGCGACTTCTTGATGGCTGTTCAGGAAGACATAATCAAGAACGACTTCCACGGCAAGACGGTGCAGCCGATACAGTACTCCACAGCCTCTGGCCACGGTATAGGTAAGTCAGTGCTAGTGGCGTGGTTGATTAAGTGGATCATGGACACGCGCCCGAAGTCTAAAGGCACAGTTACAGCCAACACAGCTGAGCAGTTGAAGACTAAGACCTGGGCTGAGCTAGGCAAATGGCACAAGATGTCTAAGACAGAGCACTGGTTTAACTACAACTCTGGCCGAGGGGCCATGAACCTCACCCACGTAGATGACAAGGAGAGCTGGCGTTGTGATGCTCAAACCTGCCGAGAAGAAAACTCAGAAGCGTTCGCTGGGCAGCATGCCGCTTCAGCGACGAGTTTCTATATTTTTGATGAAGCGAGCGCCGTGCCTGATAAGATATTTGAGGTTCGCGAGGGTGGAACGACAGATGGGGAGCCGATGGTGTTTGACTTTGGCAACCCAACGCGAAACTCAGGACGGTTCTTCGAGCAGTGCGCCGGTCGGTTCCGGCACAGATACAAAGTTCGGTGTATAGACAGCCGCGACGTAGCGATCACGAACAAAGAGCGCATCAAAGCTTGGGAGGAAGATTACGGGGCTAATAGCGACTTCTTCAAAGTACGTGTACTCGGCCAGTTCCCGTCAGCGGGTTCGCTTCAGTTCATGCCGACTGCCTTGGTAGAAGAAGCTCAACAGCGGGAAATCTACCCCGATCCTTCGGACCAACTTCTCATTGGAGTTGATGTGGCGAGGTTCGGGGATAATGAGAGCGTCATCTACCCCCGCGTAGGCTTCGACATGCGCTCGTTTCCAGCGAAGCGGTTCATGGGGCTAGACACGGTGCAGCTGGTCGGGCAGATCATCGAGCAGCTACGGTTCTTCAAGAGCCTTGGCCGCAAGTGCGCGGGCTTGTTCATCGATGGGGGTGGCGTTGGCGGGGGAGTTGTTGACCAACTTAGGGCTCTGGGGTATGACCCTATAGAGGTTCAGTTCGGGGGTAGAGCTAGCGATAACCACACTTATCGATATAAGTCCGATGAAATGTGGGGGAACTTTAGGGAGGCGTTGCCTAAGCTTTGTCTGCCCGCAAACAACGAGCCAAATGGGGTTGACTTACGCGCAGACTTGACCCAGAGAGAGTTCGGCTATACTTTGCAAGGGAACAAGATACATCTGGAAACTAAAAAAGATATGACGGCTCGCGGGATCAAGTCGCCTGACATAGGGGACGCCGCCTGTTTGACGTTTGCAGAACACGTAGCAGCGGTGTCCAATGACATGAACGCCCCTAATAGGTCGGTGGTTCACGAGTACGATCCGCTAGATGATATAGAACACGGAAGGACTATGTAATGTGTAGTAGCGCCCCCTCTGCACCCCCGCCTGCGCCTCCACCCCCCGCTCCTCCTCCGGCTCCTACTCCTGCTGATAAGAAGGTCACGCAGGCTCAGGAGAAGGCTCGTCAACAGGCCGCACTAGCGGTCGGTGGGCGGCAGAGCACAATCCTGACTTCAGGCTTGGGCTTATCCGGCGAGACAGGAAGTGTCGGTCGGAAATCTCTATTAGGATCGTAAACTATGGCGCATATGCTCGACGCGACTAAGCGCGATTATTTCAATCGTCGGCTGAGTGAGTTCAAGCTCGAACGCTCGTCCTTTGATAGCCACTACCGGGAGCTTGCGCAGTACACGCAACCCCGGCGAGGGCGGTTCTTCGCGCAAGGCCAGCCATACGTGGGGCAGACTGGATATACCTATGGGAGCCAGGGGGTAAACTCTGGCTCCAAACGCCATAAGTTCATCATCAACTCGAAAGCTACTCAAGCACAGCAAACGGCTCAGAATGGGCTGCTTGCTGGCGTGATGTCGCCTACGCGCCCGTGGTTCGACCTTACGCTTCCTGATCCTGACTTAGCCAACTTCAGGACGGTTAAGATTTGGCTTGAGACTGTAGCCAAGCAAATGCGTGCCGTGTTCAACGCAGGCAACCTCTACAACATGGCCCCGACGATGCTGGGCGAGATGCTGCTATTTGGGCAGGGGGCTATGAGCCACCTTGACGATGATGATCATCTCGCGCGGTTCTACGCTCATACCGTGGGCAGCTACTACATGGCGCAGGACGAGAAATTCCGGCCCAATACATTCGCCCGCGAGATGATGATGACGGTCGTGCAGATGGCGAATGAGTTCACAGACGGCAAAGACCTCAGTAAGTTGTCCAAGACGGTCCAGACCTCTCTGGAGCAAAACCGCCTAGAGCAGATGTTCCCTGTAGTGCAGTTCATTGAGCCTAACGATGAGTTCCGCTGGAACAACCCGCTGTCGAAGTACAAGGCGTGGAAGTCCACCAAGTACGAGCCTGAGAACGTCGATAAAGAGCAGATGCTGATGGAGATGGGGTTCGATGACTTCCCTGTCTATTTGCCTCGCTGGGAAGTCACGGGCGAAGACATATACGGCACGAACTGCCCCGGTATGGCCACGCTTGGCGACACGAAGCAACTACAGATCATGGAGAAACGTAAGGCGCAGGCTATCGACAAAATGGTCAACCCTGCATTGACAGGGCCAGCTTCAGTCAAGAACGTGCCTGTGAATGCGTTGCCCGGTGGGCTCACCGTGTACGATGGTGATCCCTCACGCAATAAGCTGGAGCGCCTATATGAAGTCAACATCAATCTTAGCGATCTCAAGGCGGACATCGAAAAAGTCGAGCGGCGTATTGACGAAGCCTATTATGTCGATATGTTCCTCGCCATCACCAACATGGAGGGTATCCAACCCCGAAATGAACTTGAGCTTAACGAACGTAACTCAGAGCGCCTTCTGCAACTGGGTCCGGTCCTGGAAAGGGTTCAGGGAGAATTCCTTGATCCGTTGATCTCGCGCGCATTTGACCAGATGGTTAAAGCCGGGTTAGTCCCGCCTCCGCCGCCTGAGATTGAAGGAGAGCCTTTGAAGGTCGATTACGTGTCCTCACTAGCTCAGGCGCAGCGGGCAGTAGGCACGAAGTCTATCGACAGACTGGCGCGGTTCACAGCCGGTTTAATGGAAAGTGGGTTATCTGATGGAAAGAAATTTAACGGCGATGAAGCTATCGATAACTATGCTCAACTTGTTGGTACGCCTGCTACGCTTATCGCTGACAGTGCTGAAGTTGAAGCGGCGCGAGCCCAAGACGCCCAACAGGCGCAAATGCAGCAGATGGCTGAACTGGCTCCAGGATTAATTAGCTCTGGTGCTTCGGCTGTAGGTGCTGCTGGACAGGCCGCTGGCGCGGTCGGGGGTATCGACATGGGCGGGGATAATCCCGTAGCCAATATCACGAAGCAGCTATCGAATGGCTGACGCTGATTATCCGTCAGGTGATCTCGACGCTACAAATGTCTCCGTCACCTATGGTAACGGTGCAGGAGCCCTTACCAAACGTCGCAGCGTTACCTCGCTTGCTGATCCGTATGTTGCTGACGCGCGTATAAGATTGGCGTCCGTCGAGGGCGTCTATCGGGTGCCGGTCTCCATCCCTGATACGCAGCTGCCTAAGACTGCGTTCGGTGAGCTAGAGGTGGCTGAGGGTGATCCTGAGCTACAGCTTGAGTTCCCTTATAATGCTAACCCTCGTCTGATCACTTCAAAAATAGATGGCTCTGGCTCAGTCTCTGTGGCTAATAGTCTTTGCGCGGTAAGCACTGGCACGACTATTGGCTCTGAGGTGTTCGCGTCTTCGGCTCGGCATGCGAAGTGCCACCCAGGGCAAGGTTTAGTTATTCGCTTTACGGCGTTATTCGATGAAGTCGGGACAGCAGGGACTGAGGGGATTATCGGGTTCGGCAATGAAGAAGACGGTGTGTTCTTCGGGTACGAAGGGGCTACCTTCGGCGTATTGCACAGATCAGCGGGCGAGGTTGAGTTCCAGACACTCACGATTACGAACGGGGCGACGACTGCGGGCGGCACTTCGAGTGTAGACGTTGGGCTCTTGTGGAAGGAACTTTTTTAGGAGGGGAAGATGGCTATTGACGTAGGTGATGAAGCACAACAGAAGGATCGCAAGAAAGCGTATAAGCTGCGGGGGATGGAGCAGCAGGAGTTCTTGCAGCAAGTGATTTCCACTGTAGGTGGGCGAGCCGTTATGTGGGACATCTTGTGCAAATGCGAGATGTTCCGGCCAGTGCCGCACGACGATGGACTGGCCCAGAGGCACGGCGGAAAACGGGACATAGGCTTGACTATGATGGAGGAGTTGTTTACAGCAGATATGAAAGCGTATAATCTGATGCGCGATGAAGCGGCATCACGTGATGCCAGATATAAACCTAAAGAAGGGGAGACCGACGATGGCTGAAGAAATTTTGGGAGAAGGCGGTGACGGAGAAGACACCGCAGCAAGTGATAGCGCCCTGACGGGCTCAGACGAAGCCGATGCTGCGAAAGCTGCAACGGATGAGGCCCGTGAGCTAGCGCTCGCGGAAGACAAGGCTACGCAGACCGACGATACATCCAAGGACGCTTTGAGCGACGAGGGTAAGGACGGTGTGCCTGAGAACTACGGTGACTTCATCCTGCCGGAAGGCGTGGAGATGGATAAAGCGGCGCTTGACAAAGCAGTTCCTGTGTTCAAACAGCACGGGTTTACGCAAGCTCAAGCTCAAGCGATGATCGATCTACGCACAGAGGGCGTGAATGATGTGCTGCAATCTCAGCAAACAGCGTGGGCAGACGTTCAAAAACAGTGGAGAGCAGAGGCACTGAATGATCCTGAGACTGGCGGGGCGAAATATGACCAGACGGTCACTGACGCCCGCAAAGCCATTCATCAGTTCGGCGGTCCTTCGCTCAAGGCTGCTCTTGATGACACAGGGATGGGCAACCATCCAGAGTTCATTAAGGCATTCGCTTTAATGGGCAAAGCAATCGGAGAAGACAATTTTAGCTTTGGGTCACCTTCTGGTGGGCCGAAGAAAACTCTCGCAGACCGTCTCTACACGCATGGTGCTAAGGATGCGGCCTAGTCTTCTCCCTGGCCAACTTACCTAGGAAAGGTTACAACTATGGCTACCAATTCAGTTACGAACCCTACCCTTCTCGACTTGGCGAAAGTCACTGATCCTGACGGGTCTATCGCGGCTGTTGTCGAACTCCTCAATGAGACCAATGAGGTGCTCGCTGATATGTCGTGGATGGAAGGCAATCTCGCCACCGGACATCGTACCACGCAACGGACAGGCATTCCTCTCCCCACGTGGCGCAAATTGTACGGCGGTGTTGATCCGACCAAATCGACCACAGTGCAAGTTACCGACAACACCGGCATGCTCGAAGCGTATGCTGAGGTGGATAAGGCTCTTGCTGATCTTAACGGCAACACGAATGAGTTCCGTCTTCAAGAGGATCGTCCTCACATCGAAGGCATGAACCAAGAGATCGTTGATACCCTGTGGTTCGGAGACGAAGCCACGGAGCCGGAAGCCTTCACTGGCTTTGCTCCACGCTTTGCAAACCTGACAGCAGACGCCAGCTCGGACAACGTGATCAACGGCGCGGGCACTGGTTCCGATAACGCCAGCATTTGGTTCGTTTGCTGGGGTCCGCAGACCTGTCACGGCATCGTGCCAAAAGGCTCGACAGCTGGTCTACAGGTCAACGACAAAGGGCAAGTCACGCTGGAAGATGCTTCTGAAGGCAGCAATTCGGGCCGGATGGAAGCATATCGGACCCACTATCGCTGGGATGCGGGCCTCACGGTTCGCGATTGGCGCTATGTGGTTCGGATCGCCAACATCGACAAGTCCGCGTTGACCAACGTGTTTACTTCGGGCACGTTCTCGACTGGTGCCAATTTGCCTGAGCTCATGTTCCAGGCCATCGACCTCGTTCCGAATACCACGGGCGTCCGGTGTGCTTTCTACATGTCTCGGGACATCCGCACTCGGGTCCGGCAGCAAACCGCTGCTGCGGTCCACCAAGCAACTCTGAGCGTTGAGAACGTCGGCGGTGTCGACACGATCTCGTTCCAGGGTTATCCCATGCGGCGTTGCGACAGCCTCTCGGCTGACGAAGCGGCGTTAACTTAAACTCTCACGCAAAATGGAAGGTTAACATTATGTGGTTAGATGAACGAACTGAGTTTTGCGATGACGTAGATGTCTCAGCTTCTGCCGGAACGGCATTGGTTGGGGATGTGATCGACATGTCCGTGGCCCGCGATTTGGGCAACGGTCAGCCGATCTATCTCGTTATTCGTACTGGCTCCACTGAGATCATCACAGGCGGCGCTGCTGGTACGATACAGTTTAAGCTCGCTTCTGATGCTGCTGCGGCTATCAGCACGACCACGGCGACGGATCACGTTATTACTCCGACGTTCGTGACCGACGATAGCGCGGCTAACTCACCAGAAATGAACGCTGGCGGGACCATCTACTTTGGCGCGTTGCCACAGGAAGGTGATCCCTACGAGCGCTACCTTGGCATCTTGGTCGTGACTGCCACCACCACTACAACGGCGGGGACGATTAATGCGTTCTTGACGATTGATAGTGCTGGCTGGAAGTCATACGCTGATTCCACCAACTAAAGGCGAGGGGGCGGTGTCGCATGATGCCGCCCTCAGCTTTTAATAAGGAGAGAAGACAGTGATCGTTGATTTTCAAAATCGATTTATTGTACCGGGCTTCGGACGCCACAGGTTTCCTAAAGGGGTTGTTCGGAATGTTCCTGAAGCCCTAAGAAACCATTTGCCTTTGCGGGCAAAAATTCTTCCTGATAATTACGCGGCTGACGAAGAACTGCGTGCTCAGGACGAGAACCTGAGAGCGCAAGATTTTGCTCGTATGCAGGAAGAAAGTACAGCCGAGAAGGCTCTTGAACAGGCGGGGATGTCGGGGTTCGCTGAGGAGTTTGATGAAGTCGAACCAGCAGACGAGGACGCACTAGTCGACTTTTGGTTCGGTGGGAAAGAATACAAAACCGAAGCGGCCATGAAAGCGGCCAGAACCCGATCTGAGAAAGGACCACTAGCATGAAGAAGTACATCATCGCCCTCGCCGTTGTCTTGATAGGCGGCAACGATGCGGTCACAGCAGTTATTGATACATGGCTGTTTGTCGCGCCTCGCCCCGCTAGCTAGTATTTTACTTGAATGGGCGGTAGGTTATGCTGCCGCCCGCTCACCCTTTCTAGGAGAGAGCCGTGGCCACACTAGGTATCAGTGAAGTCAAAATCGCAAATATGGCTCTGGCGCACATCGGCGGCAGCGCCACTATTGAAAGCATTACTGAGCAAAGCGAGGAAGCCCGCAAGGTAGACTTGTGGTACGATTTCGCGCGGCGGCAGACCCTAGCCATTGCTGATTGGAATTTCGCGCGAGCGAGGCAAGTCCTGGCTACCGACGCTGAAGACCCCCCGACTGACATTTGGGCGTATCGGTATCAGTACCCGACCGACGCTGTAGTCATCCGCAAGATCGAGAACCAATACACGGGGTTTCGCGACAGTGATCCTGTGCCCTTTGAGATCGAGCTTAACGCAGCCCGTAATGCCAAGACCATCCTCACAGACCTATCAGACGCTGAGGCTGTGTTCACCCTCAACGTGACGAACACGCCGCTATTCACGGAGTTCTTTGTCGAGATGTTTTCGATGGCGTTAGCCGCTAAGATCGCGTACTCTATCACAGGAAAAAAGAGCGTGCGTGAGCAGATGATTAATGGTTTCAATTCCATGGCGCGGATAGCGCCTGCGTCTAACGCCAATGAGAGTATGCGCCCGCCGCTACGCGATGCTGATTACATAAGAGGGCGGTAGGAGATGCCTACAGTACTCCAGCCCGCATTCGGTAAGGGCGAACTCGGGCCAGCGCTGTTCGGGCGCGTCGACACTGCTGCCTATCAGGTGGGCCTGCGCATCGCCAGGAACATGTATGTACACACCCACGGGGGCATCAGCAACCGCCCTGGCCTCGAATTCGTCTGCCCTGTCCGCGACCATACCGCTAGACCGGTGCTGCTGGATTTCCAATTCAAGACTACAGATACTTATATCGTCATCGCGGAAGCGGGCACATTCCGGTTTATCCGGTCAGGCGCTGCTGTCTTAGAAGACACTAAGGTCATAAACGCCATCACTAAGGCGGACCCTGCTGTTGTGACTACCTCAACTGCCCACGGCTACACCAGCAATGACGATGTGTTTCTAGCGGGCATCGTTGGCATGACGGAACTAAATGGCCGGTTCTTCAGGATCACAGTGCTGACCAGCACCACTTTCAGTTTGCAGGACCAGTACGACGCTGGGGCCACCGGTATAGACAGCTCAGGGTTTACGACTTATGGCTCGGCAGGCACCAGCGGTAAGGTGCTTGAACTCGCTACGCCGTACGCACAAGCTGATCTTGAGGAGCTTGTATACACGCAGTCGGCTGACGTTATGACCATTACGCACAGCACGTATGGCCCTAGGGAGTTGAATAGGACGGCGGTCAATACGTTCACGCTGACGGAGCCTACGTTCGCCCCCAGCATTGCTGATCCCACAGGTGTCACAGTTTCTGTGAATGGCGCGGATAATAACGTACTGTGGAAGTACAAAGTCACGGCCATCAAGAAGGAAACCCTTGAGCAGAGCCTCGCGGGCATCACGGCTGGGCTCACAGTCGTGTCAACCGACAACACAAACCCCGTCAGCGTTGAAATTACCGGCCACGGTTTAGTGACGGGCGATGAAGTTGAGTTTACCGGGCTGACGGAGATGACAGAAATTAATGATCGTCGTTTCCAGGTCACGAAGACTGACGCTAACAATTTCACTCTGGATAATGAAGTCGGCCTTGCCTACACGGACGAGAGCACAGGAGGAGCTAACACGTGCTTCGCTACTTTCGATCTGTCCGGCACGGTAGCTTCACCCACAGGCACGACTATCCCAGATAACACTGTCGTCTGGAACGCGGTCACGGGGGCCATCAAGTACAACATCTACCGCGCCAAAGGGGACGCGGGGACATTCGGGTTCTTGGCAGAAACTCAAGAGCTATCGTTCACTGACGACAGCACGGCCTTGCAAGGGACAGACTTGGACCTGAAGCCCCCGACTGAGCGCAATCCGTTTCGTGTGGCTGGCGAATTCCCGGCTGCGGTGGGCTACTTCCAGCAACGACGCTTGTTCGGCGGGTCTACTAATCTGCCAGACACTACGGATTATT